TCCGTCGTGCTCCCATGCGTCGTCGGACTTCCAGTCGTCGTCAGACGAATCGGAAGAATGATTGTCATTGCCCAGGAGAACTGAGCCCTAGTGCTAAGTTTGCTTTGGCGCAATTGGATCCGTTTGAACCTAAGTGCCTTGGCGCGAAGATTCCTGATACGAATACTATGCCTAGTCTCGCGAATGCTGATACTGATCAGGTTACACTTGCTGGCCCTGCCACTAGTGGTAACCTTATTGCAATTGCGTTTAAGCCGTCCTATCGTGAGTCCATTAATGCTGCTACCGAAGGTACTGGCACGGTTACGTGGACGAACACTTGGGCGCAGCGTCGCAATTATACGAATTTGTCAGGATCGATCGAAGCTATTCGACCGGTATCTCATGCTGTTCGTATGGTCAGTCCTCTTGCACCTACGACTGCTACTGGATTCGTACACGTTGGTATTTCCGTAGAAAGCCGACGTTCTACTCAGGCTACTGCTATTCCTGATTTGCCTCGAACTGTGAATGATATGACGGGACTTGCTCATTACAAGCGTTTTACGCTTGCTAGTTTGACGCAGAGTCCTGTTACTATTATTAACAAGTGGATTGACGAAACGGCGTTTCGTTACGACGATCCAACTTCGACGTCTTTGACTGTTTCTAGCGCGACGAATATTTCTACGAGCGCGTTTAATTTTGATCAGTCTTGGGGTACTTTGGTTGTGATGGTTGAAGGTCAACCCACATCTGCCACTACTCCTATTAGTTTTGAGCATTTGCTTTTAACCGAGTGCCTTCCTCGCAAGGATGCGTTCATTCTTGGCACTCAAGCTGCTCCGAATAGCCCTGGGGCTATGAGTGCTGTTAGCGTGATGACTAGCGAAACTGATTTCGCGCATACTGAAGCTCAGCAAGATACTTATATTCAAGAAGGGCTTCGCGCTTTTGAGCGCGGAGCCGCTGTTGCAGGTGAGCGTGTGTGGAATGACGTAGCCGCCCCGTTGTTGCAGCGTTTTGGCAATGCTGTCGTCAACACTGGCGCGGCTATGGCTTTTAATGCTATCAGCGGCCGGGGCGGAATTCCTGGTGTGAATTCTAACCCTGGTCGTCTGACTTTGTCGTAGATGAAGAGCCAATTGTTGAACGCCGTACGGCGCCTTCAGTTGGCTTGCATGAGAACATTCGTAATCGGGTTTATAAACCAGAACACGGTCAAAGCATGGTGGATAGGGTCCGTGTTCAGACGGAACTCCGCCAAGCTGTTGCTCGCCGCAATCAGCGAGAGAGTATTAGATCTCGCGTCACGCCTCAATTTATTGAGTATGCCGTTGACGCTGAGATGATCGATCTTTGAACCCCTTTGTATTCATGGAATGAAGCCAGTGCGTAGCACTGGATTCTTATTCCACTAGTAGATGTAGTATATAATTACAATAACCGTAGCTAATGTAATAAGCGAAGGTAAAAGTAGTCACACCCACTCTCCTACATCTTCTTCTTCTGTGTCCTCTTCCGTTAGGTCGATCACCTCGTTCGTTTCGAGGTCAACTTCGTCGTCGATGAAGTCTTCCAAGAACCCTGCAGCCCTACCCACTGCGGCACGTTTGTGCATGGAGATGTACTCGATGCCGAGCATGTTGTTGTACTCTTGAGATGTGTCTTCGACTGTGTCGATACACTCGACGAGGACATTCATGCACGCCACGATGCCCATTCCTGCGTTGTGCTTGCGCATGACGACACGTGCTGCTGTCTGCATCTGAGCACGGAGTACTCCGTTCTCGTTGTTCAGGGTCAGGTTGTTGCGTTGTTCTTGTTGGAGTCGTTCGCGTGCTTCGTACGCGATGTGCATGGCCTTCTTGAGACGCTTGCGGTCTTGAGTGGCCGTTTCTTCTGCGATCTCCATCTTGCGTTTGTAGAACATCATCATCTCGAAGAGAACTGTGTTGCTGGCTGTCTGCGGAGGGGTACCGAGAGCAGGCTGGACAGACGGCATGATGGTTGGTTACACTTGTGGGGTACTCGGAAGATTGAGAAGTGAGAGGGGTTACGCACCACGTACGTACCCCGTCCACTTTCCATCCACTCCGTCCCCCTCTAGTAAGGGGGGGTACATAGTGTATACCGTCCACTATAGTATAGAGTACGTAAGTCAAATCCGTACTATATGAGAGTTTGTATGTATACGTATGTGGTCCACACAACGTATAACGTATACTTCAACGTATACGAACTTAACATTAAGTACGCGCGAACTTAGCGCAGGGTTAAGGCAAACACTATCCAGAATGGACTATCTATTAATTGTTCCCCCACGAAGTGGGGGACAGCACGCAGCTAAGCGCACCGGAGCGAAGCGAAGGTCGCGCGGGCATGCGTGCGAGGGGGGCACAAAGCGCCCGTAAGGGCGCAACCGCTTGGCAAAGCGTTAATTAAGTAAACTAACATACACTCTGGATTAGAAAAGGCGGAGTTTGCGTAGAGCAAACCCAAGTTAAACATCTAAAAAGAAATCGCCTTCGAGGCTAAGGTCTGGCAACGGCAGATCGTCTTCAGGTTCATCTTCGATCACCTCTGGGGTATCCAAAGGGGTCGTGTCGATGAAGTCCACGGCGCGGAATCGCGCGTGTGACTCCTGAGTTGGGAAGTGGATGACCGTAAACCGTCTGAGAATTGGCTCAAGATCTTCGCTGTTCAAGAAGCACTGTTGAGGCGTGTAGTTGCTGAGAACGATGATTTTCTTTGGTCGTAAGCGCTGCATTACACCACCCTTGATTTCTCCTGGGAAAGGGTATCTGTCGGCCCATTTTTTTAGAGCCGACGCCGTACAGTCATTCTTGGGCGCCCACTCCTCGATGGCCACAACTTCTTCGAACCGGTAACGGTCCCACCACTTGTTGAGCGCCTTGGCGAAGTGATTGGGATACAGTTCCCAAAGCAGCCGAGACTTCCCACTTCCGGAAGGACCGACCCACCATTCGTGCAGCAAGTCGCCATCGAGCGGCACAGTGTCGGGGGCGTAGAGGGACTCAAGCCGAACTCCGTGTAGGAGGTATAGTTGGGGGTCCTCGTCTCTGACGATTTCGGCGTTCCCTGCCATGGCATGTTCGATCGCCGTGGCGTATCTGGCTTTGTTCCCTTCTCCTCCACGTTGGCGAGCCACGTCTCGATCCACTGGCGGGTCTCCATATTCGAATCCGCCGTTGGCTTGTTTCGTGCAGTAGACACGATTCTGTTCAGCAGATCCTCGAGCCGGCGTAACATAAGCACCAGGCAGCATTCTTGTGACGGCTTTGTGTTGTCGCTGGTTGTGGAAGTAGACGTATCCTTGTAGGTGTGGTGTCCCGCAGTCTGTACCCACTTCGTATCCGTAGACGACGTATCGGGCGAAAGACTTGATCGTTGTTTTGATGATTTCTTCATGTGCTGAAGTGTAGTTGTTTATAGTGAAGCACCAGGCTCTGTATTTGCCTTTGTAGTCCATCGAAGATTGCACAATGCCAGCTCGGCTTTAGCTCCTAGGTCTCGTGGCATGGCTCAGTAGCTAGCCTGCCACTATATTACCTAGGAGCTACTGAGCTGAGCCAAGTTGAAGTTTGGGAAGTATCTGAACGTATGTTCAGAGCAAACTAGACTTAAGGTCAGCTCTTCACTTTTCTTTTTTCTTCTTTTCAGATAAGTTCAGTATGGCGTATCGTATTCAGAAAGGCAACATTCGCAAGCCACGTCGTCGTCGTCAGACGGCTGTTCGTCGGCGTAGCGTCCGTCGTGCTCCCATGCGTCGTCGGACTTCCAGTCGTCGTCAGACGAATCGGAAGAATGATTGTCATTGCCCAGGAGAACTGAGCCCTAGTGCTAAGTTTGCTTTGGCGCAATTGGATCCGTTTGAACCTAAGTGCCTTGGCGCGAAGATTCCTGATACGAATACTATGCCTAGTCTCGCGAATGCTGATACTGATCAGGTTACTTTGGCTGGCCCTGCCACCAATGGTAATTTGATCGCTATTGCATTTAATCCTAATTATGCGAATGCTATGATTGCTGCTGCAGAAGGTGCTGCTGCCGTTACTTGGGGCAGCACGTTTGCTCAGCGTCGTAATTATTCGAATGTTGTTGCTTCTGTTGAAGCCATTCGTCCGGTAGCACACGCTGTGCGCATGGTTAGTCCGCTTGCTCCAACTTCCACAACTGGTTTTGTGCATGTTGGTATTGCAGTGGAGAGTCGAATTAATTCGGCGAACGTCACTGCTCCTGACTACCCCACTACTGTTAATCAGATGACAGGGCTTGCTCATTACAAGCGTTTTACGCTTGCTAGTTTGACGCAAAGCCCTGTTACTATTATTAACAAGTGGATTGACGAAACAGCGTTTCGTTACGAGGATCCCCGTTCGACGTTCGGCTTGCTTCCGTCAACCGCGACCGCCCAATTTAATAATTTGAATTTTGGGCAGTCGTGGGGTACTTTGGTTGTTATGGTTGAAGGTCAGCCGACTTCTGCCACGACTCCAATTAGTTTTGAGCATCTGCTGCTTTCGGAGTGTCTTCCCCGTAAGGATGCTTGGGTCCTTGGCACTCAGGCTGCGCCGAATAGTCCTGGTACTATGAGTGCTGTTAGCGTGATGACAAGCGAGACTGATTTTGCTCATACTGAAGCTCAGCAAGATACTTATATTCAAGAAGGTCTCCGCGCTTTCGAGCGTGGAGCAGCTGTTGCAGGTGAGCGTGTGTGGAATGACGTAGCCGCCCCGTTGTTGACGCGCTTTGGTAATGCTGTTGTCAATACTGGCGCGGCTATGGCTTTGAATGCGATCAGCGGCCGGGGCGGAATTCCTGGTGTGAATTCTAACCCTGGTCGTTTGACTTTGTCGTAGATGAAGAGCCAACTGTAGAACGCCGTATGGCTCCTACAGCTGGTCCGCATGAAAACATTCGCAACCGTGTTTATAAACCAGAACACGGTCAGAGCATGGTTGATAGGGTCCGTGTTCAAACGGAACTTCGCCAGGCTGTTGCTCGCCGTAATCAGCGTGATAGTGTTAGATCTCGCGTCACGCCTCAATTGATTGAGTACGCGCTTGACGCTGAGATGATCGACTTGTAACCCCTTTGTATTCATGGAATGAAGCCAGTGCGTAGCACTGGATTCTTATTCCACTAGTAGATGTAGTATATTATCACAATAACCGTAGCTAATGTAATAAGCGGAGGTAAAACTAGTCACACCTCTACATCGTCATCTTCTTCTTCTGTTTCTTCTCCCGTTAGGTCGATCACCTCGTCCGATTCGAGGTCCATATCTTCTTCGTCGCTCGGCGCGAACCATCCCGTTGTGAAACGGGACATGGCCACGTCGAAGATCACACGATGGTTCTGTGCTTGTTCGTTGATGAACTTCACGTCGGTGTTGTAACGTTGGTTCAATTGGTCTCCTTGAACTGCTGTGTTGATCGTGCCCATCAGTCCGTCGAACGCGTCTGCCATCAGCATACCTGCATGGTGCTTGGTCATGATGATAGCAGCCCCTCTGCGGTTCGCGTCTTCGAGGATGCGTGCTGAGACGCGCGCGTCAACGAGCGAGTCTTCTGCGTCCATCGCGCGTAGTCGATGGAATTGGCTTTCTTCAAGCAATGCCGTGCGTTCTTCCGCGCGTTTTTGTTCTTCGGCTTGTAGCTGGAGCGCGAGGTGCTCGGCTTCTTGTTTGTAGTGCATCATCATGTGGAACAGGACGACGTTGCTGGAGTCTGGCGACGGCACGTCGTTGATGTTCTTGACTGAAGGCATCTTGGTGGTTGGTTACACTTGTGGGGTACTCGGAAGATTGAGAAGTGAGAGAGGTTACGCACCACGTACGTACCCCGTCCACTTTCCATCCAATCCGTCCCCCTCTAGTAAGGGGGGATCATAGTGTATACCGTCCACTATAGTATAGAGTACGCAAGTCAAATCGGTACTATATAAGAGTTTGTATATATACGTATGTGGTCCACACAACGTATAACGTATACTTCAACGTATACGAACTTAACATTAAGTACGCGCGAACTTAGCGCAGGGTTAAGGCAAACACTCTCCAGAATGGACTATCTATTAATTGTTCCCCCGCTTGCGGGGGACAGCACGCAGCTAAGCGCACCGGAGCGAAGCGAAGGTCGCGCGGGCATGCGTGCGAGGGGGGCACTCAGCGCCCGTAAGGGCGCAACCGCTTGGCAAAGCTTTAATTAAGTAAGTAATAAACACACTCTGGATTAGAAAAGGCGGAGTTTGCGTAGAGCAAACCCAAGTTATATATCTAAAAAGAAATCGCCTTCCAGACTAAGGTCCGGGAGGCTCTCTTCTGGTTCATCGTCGATCACCTCTGGGGTTTCCAAAGGGGTCGAGTCGACGGTCATATCAGCTGCGCGGAAACGCGCATGTTGTTCTTGGTGTGGGAAGTTGATTACCGTGAAGCGTCGTAGCATCGGTTCCAGGTCTTCGCTGTTCAAGAAGCACTGTTGAGGCGTGTAGTTGCTGAGGACGATGATTTTCTTCGGTCGTAGGCGCTGCATGTTGCCTCCCTTGATTTCACCAGGGAATGGATAACGGTCGGCCCATTTTTTTAAAGCCGACGCCGTACAGTCGTTCTTGGGCGCCCACTCCTCGATGGCCACAACGTCTTGGAAACGGTAACCGTCCCACCATTTGTTGAGCGCTTTGGCGAAGTGATTCGGATACAATTCCCAAAGCAGCCGAGACTTCCCGCTTCCTGAAGGACCGACCCACCACTCGTGCAGCAAGTCGCCATCGATCGGCACAGTGTCGGGGGCGTAGAGGGACTCAATCCGAACTCCATGTAGGAGGTAGAGTTGAGGGTCTTCGTCTCTGACGACTTCTGCCTTTCCTTCCATTCCGAGCTTGATCGCCGCGGCGTATCGGGCTTTATTCCCTTCTCCTCCACGTTGACGAGCCACTGCGTAGTCCATGGGGATGTCTCCCCATTCCCACCCTCCATTTCCTTGTTTTTGGCAGTAGGCTTTGCCTTCTTGAGCAGATTTGCGAGCCGCCGAAACATAAGCACGAGGCAGCAGCCTTGCGACAGATTTTCGCTGTCGTTGGTTGTGGAAGTAGATGTATCCCTGTAGGTGAGGCGTTCCGCATTCTTCTCCCACTTCGTATCCGTAGACGATGTATCGAGCGAGACGTTGGATTGCGTTTTGGATGTGCTCTTCATCGGACAATGTGTAGTTGTTGAGTGTGAAGTGCCAGGCGCGGTATTTGCTTGTGAAGTCCATCGCAAAATGTCGAATGCCAGCTTGGCTATAGCTCCTAGTCTCGTGGCGGAGTTTGGCTCACCAGCTCTCGCCACATTATTACCTAGGAGCTACTGAGCTGAGCCAAGTTGAAGTTTGGGAAGTATCTGAACGTATGTTCAGAGCAAACTAGACTTAAGGTCAGCTCTTCACTTTTCTTTTTTCTTCTTTTCAGATAAGTTCAGTATGGCTTACCGTCGTACTAAGACAAACATTCGTCGTGCGCCTCGGCGTAAACGTCGGACCTCAGTTCGTCGTGTTTACGCTCCTCGCCGCGCCACGCTTCGACGTCGCACTCAGCGCCGTCAGCGTGTTACCGAATGCAAATGTCCGGGCGAGATGAGTCCTGGCGAAAAGTTCGTCATGATTCAGTCTGATCCATTTGATACGAAGTATTTTGGTGCGAAGATTCCGGATAGTAGCACGATTCCGAGTCTTCCAACACCTCTTCAGTACAATTATAGTCTGACGACGGATCCAGCGTCTCAGCCGAATTGGGCGCATGCGTGGGCGTTCTATCCTTGTGTTAAGAACGCCAACGTTCGTCTTAACGGTTTGAGCCCTACGTCATGGAGCGTCAGTTCGTTTTCTACGTCCGACGCTCCACAGGCGTCAAGTTTTTTGACTCAGTTTGAGGCGTACCGTCCAGTTGCTCATTCCATTCGTTTGAGTTGTCCGTTTGCACCGACAACTACGACTGGATTTGTGCACATTGCAATCGCTACTGAAACGGTTTTTACTGCTGGCGGAAGTGCTGTTCAGCAAATTACTCAGTTGGCTAGTAATTTGTCTGATTTGTCCGGTTACACATTTTATAAACGTGTAACTCTTGCTAGTCTTACGCAATCTCCGATTACGTTGATTAACAAGTGGACCGATGAAACTGCGTTTCGTTATCAGTCTCCAGCTGCATTGGTGCCTACTGATGCTACTGCTGGTCCGAACACTTTTCACGTTCCCTTTTCGTGGGGTACGTTGATGGTCGCTGTTGAAGGTGTTAGTTCTGCTACAGCTGCTGCTGCGATTACTCCTCTTCAAGCTGAAGTTACTCTGCATTCTGAGTGTATTCCTCAGAAGACGAGTACTCTTCTTGGTTCAACTGCCGCCGCTTATAGTAGTGGCGTGTTGAACGCTGTTAGTCAGGCTGTTGCACAGACTGATTTTGCTCATACTGAAGACCAGCAAGAAAATACGATTCGCTCGTATGCTGAAGAGGTCGCGAATGCTATGGGTACGTCAACTGCTGAGTTGCAAGGTCTTGCTGGTCAAGCTGTGCGTGCCGGTTTGCGTTACGGTGCCCGTTACGTTGCCGGAGGCGCTGCGCGCCGGATGGCCAATGGAATAGGTGGCGTTAACAATAACCCTTACCGCTTAGCTATTGATATGTAGAATCGGCCAATCAAAGAGCACCACCTCCTGCTGTAAACCGCGATCGCGTGTTTATGGCACAAGGTGGTCCAGATGTTCGTTCTCGTGCTCGTGCCCAGACTCTGTTGCGTCAAGCAATGGATCGGTACAGCAAGAAGATGTCTGCTCGTTCCAGCCGGGTACTTCCCGGTGGATTGATGATTGAGTATCCTATGGATTCAGAAATGATCGACGATCTTTAACCCCTTTGTATTTCATGGAATGAAGACAGTGCGTAGCACTGTATTCTTATTCCACTAGTAGATGTAGTATCCTATTACAATAACCGTAGCTAATGTAATAAGCGAAGGTAAAAGTAGTCACACCCACTCTCCTACATCTTCTTCTTCTGTTTCTTCTCCCGTTAGGTCGATCACTTCTTCTGCCTGCAGTTCGTTCATTAAGGCTTCGCTGATTGGCGTGCCTTGGTTGAACATTTCGATCGCGGTTGTTGCGCGTTCGACTGCAGTGTCCATCTTGTCTTTGATGTATAGCACGTCCGAATGGGCTTCTCCGCGTAGTCGGTGGAATTGTGCGGCTACTTCGATAGCCCCGACGAGCTCGTCGAACGCATTCATGAGGCGTAGCCCTCCTTGATGCTTGTTCACGATGACTTCCGCACAGCGTTGGTTGGCTTGTTCGTATTCCTGGATCTCGAGCTCGGCTGTGCCGAGTGCGTGACGCGTTGCGTGGACTTCATCTTGGAGCCGGTTACGTGCTTCCAATGAAGCCTTGAGACGCTTGCGGTCTTGTTCGGCCGTTTCTTCTGCGATCTCCATCTTGCGTTTGTAGAACATCATCATCTCGAAGAGAACTGTGTTGCTGGCTGTCTGCGGAGGCGCACTGAGAGCAGGCTGGACGGACGGCATGATGGTTGGTTACACTTGTGGGGTACTCGGAAGATTGAGAAGTGAGCGAGGTTACGCACTGCGTACGTACCCCGTCCACTTTCCATCCACTCCGTCCCCCTCTAGTAAGGGGGGTACCAAGTGTATTCCGTCCACTATAGTATAGAGTACGTAAGTCAAATCCATACTATATAAGAGTTTGTATATATACGTATGTGGTCCACACAACGTATAACGTATACTTCAACGTATACGAACTTAACAATAAGTACGCGCGAACTTAGCGCAGGGTTAAGGCAAACACTCTCCAGAATGGACTATCTATTTAATTTGTCCCCCGCTTGCGGGGGACTGAGGCCAGCTAAGCGCACCGGAGCGAAGCGAAGGTCGCGCGGGCATGGCCGAAGAGGGGGGCACACAGCGCCCGTAAGGGCGCAACCGCTTGGCAAAGCTTTAACCAAAGTTACTATTAAACACACTCTGGATTAGAAAAGGCGGAGTTTGCGTAGAGCAAACCCAAGTTATATATCTAAAAAGAAATCGCCGTCTAGACTAAGGTCTGGTAGGCTTGGTTCAGGCTCATCGTCGATCACCTCTGGGGTATTCAAAGGGGTCGTGTCGACGAGGTCAGCCGCTCTGAATCTTGCGTGTTGTTCTTGGTGTGGGAAGTTGATTACCGTGAAGCGTCGTAGCATCGGTTCCAGGTCTTCGCTGTTCAAGAAGCACTGTTGAGGCGTGTAGTTGCTGAGAACGATGATCTTCTTCGGGCGTAAGCGTTGCATTACACCACCCTTGATTTCTCCTGGGAAAGGGTATCGGTCGGCCCACTTTTTTAGAGACGACGCCGTACAGTCATTCTTGGGCGCCCACTCCTCGATGGCCACAATGTCTTCATGACGGTAACGGTCCCACCACTTGTTGAGTGCTTTGGCGAAGTGGTTGGGATACAACTCCCAAAGCAACCGAGATTTCCCGCTTCCGGAAGGACCGACCCACCATTCGTGCAACAGCTCGCCATCGAGCGGCACAGTGATGGGGGCGTAGAGGGAAGCAAGCCGAACTCCGTGTAATGTGAAGAGCTGTGGGTCTTCTTCCTTGATTTTGTCGAGGTTACCGGACTCGGCGTGAGCGATCGCCGTGGCGTATCTGGCCTTATTCCCTTCTCCTCCACGCTTTCGAGCCATGTCTCGATCCATTGGTGGTTCTCCGTATTCGAATCCTCCGTTTTGTTCTTTCGTGCAGTACACACGACTTTGTTCAGCAGTTCCATTAGCCGGCGAAAGCCAAGCACGAGGAAACATCCGTGCGACTGACTTTCGTTGTCGTGCATTTTCGAAGTAGACGTATCCTTGTAGGTGTGGCGTTCCGCACTCTTGTCCCACTTCGTATCCGTATACGATGTATCGAGCGAGGTTTTTAACCGTAGTCTGGATCACTTGTTCGTCTGCTTCTGTGTAGTTGTTTACAGTGAAACACCAAGCTCGGTATTTGCCTTTGTAGTCCATCGAAGTTTGCACAATGCCAGCTCGGCTTTAGCTCCTAGGTCTCGTGGATTGGCACAGTAGCTTGCCATCCACAATATTACCTAGGAGCTACTGTGCTGTGCCAAGTTGAAGTTTGGCAAGTATCTGAGCGTATGTTCAGAGCAAACTAGACTTGAGTTCAGCACTTCACTTTTCTTTTTTCTTCTTTTCAGATAAGTTCAGTATGGCTTACCGTCGTACTAAGACAAACATTCGTCGTGCGCCTCGGCGTAAACGTCGCACGTCAGTTCGTCGTGTTTACGCCCCTCGTCGCGCCACGCTTCGACGTCGCACTCAGCGCCGTCAGCGTGTTACCGAATGCAAATGTCCGGGCGAGATGAGTCCTGGCGAAAAGTTCGTCATGATTCAGTCAGATCCATTTGATACGAAGTATTTTGGTGCGAAGATTCCGGATAGTAGCACGATTCCGAGTCTTCCAACACCTCTTCAGTACAATTATAGTCTGACGACGGATCCAGCGTCTCAGCCTAATTGGGCGCATGCGTGGGCGTTCTATCCTTGTGTTAAGAGCGCCAACGTTCGTCTTAACGGTTTGAGCCCTACGTCATGGAGCGTCAGTTCGTTTTCTACTTACGACGCTCCACAGGCGTCAAGTTTTTTGACTCAGTTTGAGGCGTACCGTCCAGTTGCTCATTCCATTCGTTTGAGTTGTCCGTTTGCTCCGACAACTACGACTGGATTTGTGCATATTGCA